CTTTAAATAGCAGTACTCTTTTAAAATCTGTTTTGTTCTTTTCTGCTACTGGCATTTATGCAACCTCTGGCATACCTTTTAATTTCTTTACCGGATGATTTTTTATTTGGTTATCGACCTTAACCGCCGGTGTTAATCTAACTTTTTTATTATCCTTCAGTACGTAAAATAAATAACTTCTACACCTTGGGTGCTGAGGCACTATGTAATAACGCAATCTCGGATCATCAATTTTTAATGTCGTGCCGTTTTTTGTTCTACAATTCACAGTTGTTCTATTATCCAAAACAGCAATAAAAGTTACTGCTCTCACCATATCACTAGCACGATAAGTTTCTAGCCGAACCTCGTTTTGTATCCGGTTACTTTCATTCTGAACCGTGTTATCTAGCCTAGTATTCTTAAATGCTTTTGTTCTTTCTTTCACAATCTTTTTTAAATCATTAACACTAATATCAGGATTTGCTTTTATAGCTTCGTCAACCGCTTTATTAACGCTGTCAAGATATGCACCGGCTTGGCGTTGGCTTAACTTATCCGCCCAGACATTATTAATCTTATTGCTTTTAGGTGCTTTGATGTCCTTAAGCTTTTCTCTTTGCTCGTCTGTTTTGGCGTGTGGCGCTAATTCTTTTTTTACTGATTCAGTTGCCACCTTTTCAACATCTCTAAAATATTGCTTCAAAGTATTATTTAACCCGTCTTGTTTACTCTTAGGTAATACAATCTGCTTTTTACCTTTTGATTCTTTCATGCGCCCGACTTGTCTGAGTGCTGTTATCTCTAAATCATCGTATAACTTGCCTAATTTATTTGAAAACTTAGCCTCCAAACCATCAAGGCTTTTATCCAGTGCGTAAATTACCCGTAAGTTATAAATCAATTTTCTAATAACCTATATAACTCAAAATTCTCTGACATATTAGCAACCTCAGCCGGTGTTAATTCTTCGCTAGGTATTTCAACATTTGCCATATTATTAAACTCATCTTCTGTTAACTCAGGTAATCCAATCATAGTTCTAGCTTGGTTTACATCACTTAGCCTATCAGGGAAAAACGCCCCTACCTGCATAGCACCGGCAATCATTGCTATATATTGTGCCTTGTCTGTTTCTTTTTGGATTATGAACTTAGCCTGTGGGTAAAGCTCAACCGGATATTTATCAGGAGGGAAATTATATGCAATAAATCTCCTGATTATTTGCTCGTTAATAATATCCTCTAGTTTTCTCCTGATTTCAGATATCATCAAGCTTCTCTCTTCGCTCTTTACTTTATCGGAGGCATAAGAGCCTGAACCTTGGCTTAAGTCCATGCCACAGATTGCCAAACTTATCTGTTTATCTAACCAATCAAGAATAACAAGAAACGGGTTCCCACCTTTTGACGCTTCAATAAAACCGGCTTGCACGTCCTTAGGCATTGAAATGTTTGCACCGGCAAAAAGATTGTTGGCAATAGTTGAGGCAAGTTCTGAGTGTTCAGGATTTTCAAACTTGGCAAATGCAACCGGCTGACCATAACGATTGATATATATCTGCATGGATTTATTAATGATTTGCTTAGCTTTCCAATACTGCCAAACGCTACTAAATGCCGGAGTACCGTATGGATTACTAAACAGATTATTAAAGCTGATTAGCAAAAATCTATCAATCGGATAATACTCATCAAAATTGATTAATGAATGAATGGCGGATATGTTATCGTAACTATCGGTTATGAACTCTAGTAGTCCCGGTCTTTTGCTCTTAATCTCATTTATCAACCAAGTATCTTTAAACTCTCCTGACTGGCATTTTCTCGGGATAATCTCACCAAAGAAGTTACCATAACCGCCAAGTGCAACAATCAAGGATTCTTTTAAAACATCCTCTAAGCAAGTATTATAACCATTATTGCCGGATAACTCGGACAGCAACTTATTAACGTAACGCTGTAATTTTTGAGCTTTGCGACTATCATCGGCTGAAACTATTTCTAAATTACTAGCAAACACCCCGCTGATTAATGTATCCAGTGAACTTTTTACTTTTGGATCTTTTAAAAATCTTTCAACTTCGGCAAAGTTGCGGAGCTGTAGCACTTCGTCTCTGGTGCTATAACCGTAAATACCTTGATCGGCTGTTTCTGTTACTTCGGTGTAGTACCTATTAACTACAACCGACCGCTCCGGTTGCTTGTTGATTTCTTTGCTTGCTTCTTTAACCTTAAAACTTATATCTTGATTCAAAAAGCTTTTTATCTTGTCGAAAATACCCATTAAATTATTTCTCTCATGAACTCCATTCTAGGATTGCTAAACTTTACCAAGCCCAAGTCAACCGGCTTAACTAAATTAAAAAACATTCGCATCATTAAAGCATCGGAATAATCAGGAGACCGCCCAATTAATTCTTTTACCTTTTCTTTAGGCATTATAGACTTTTTGCCCTCTTTTTCGATTCTATCACGCTTTACACACTCCAATTCTTGCTTAATAAGCTCCAGTTCTTTGCTATCAGTGGTTTTGATGTATATTTCATTATTGTTTATACATTCAGATAATTTATAGTAACATTGTGCCTTTAAATTCTGATAGTCTTCACCGTTAATCGCCTTGCTGTTGTTTATAAAACCTTTAACACCTGTTAGGATATCAGTTACCCCGCCCCCGATGCCGTCATCATCAACGATAATATTAGAGCGTGGTACTTGGTTTTCTTTTGCTAGTCTATTAATTATTTCTGCTGTTTCAGTTATAGAACTCTTGGCTAGGCTAATAATTCTTTCAACTCTCAAACCTGACCACAGCATAATTACACATTTATCGCTACCGTATCTGGCAATATCTGCAGAAATATATTTCATACCAGGTAAAACAAAATCATTAGTAAAACAATTCAATATCGATTCAAAATTTATTAACGCACTCGGGTCGTCATCATACTCCCAGTTCCCAAACAATAACCGTTCTTTCTCCTGAGGCGATAAGGTCCTTTGCAAGTGTTCAATATATCCGGCAGGCAGTTTCTTATTATCCGTTGGCAGTGCTTGTATAAACCGCTCCCATTCATTTGCCTGATTATCCCTGAAGCGTTTATAGTACCCATAAAGATAATTCTTAGCAGGGTTGCAAGTTTGAAGTAGTTTAGGCGTTAGATTGTATTCATCATTACGCCACCGACCGATTGACGCCGATAAATTATTCTTGGCTGATTCTTCAAACTCTCCGGCTTCTTCTATCCAACCCCTTGTTATTTGCATCGACCCGAACCGGCTAAAAAGTGGATCGCTTGGCAGATACTTAGCGTCAATCAAATAAATTTTACTATCATTTGACAGCGTGAAGTAATTATCTTGCCCGTTGTATCTGTAATATTCTTCGGTTATCCCCCAGTGCTTAAACACTTCATAAATTGACGGTATAGTAAACTTTCTCAGGTCATTAAGCTGTTTTCTGGCAATAAAATAGTGTGTACCTGGATATATAAAAGCATCTCCGAAGATAAGCGAACAACCTAAATAAGATTTACCACTACCTTTAGAACCACCGTAAACAATATCGTTAATATCAGGATTAAGCCACGCCCTGGCACATTCTTTTTGTTTCTCATTGCCGTTGGTGTCAAACCGTAGTTTCAAACAATCTCCATCCCTGTAATCGTTTGTACTTTTAACTCCCCTGTCAGCTCCGTTTTGTTTTCGCTCTTGGTCATTGATAGCCGTCTAAGCTCCTCTTCAGTGCCTAAGATTTTCATCAGTGCTATTTGAAGCTGTGGTGCTTCGGATTGATACCACTTGGCACGCATTGAGGTCTTAATATTAATCTTGTTTTTTTCGATTGCTTCTATCATGCTTTTATGCCCGTCAGATCCGGCAGGAAAATGATCGTATAAAGTGGTCTTAGTACATGGTAAATAAGCGACTAACTCTTCAATAAAAACAAGCTTGTATTTTTCTATTGCCTCCAGAGCCTTTTTTAATAGCTCCTCGGATTTATTGCCCGGTCTGCCTTTCGGCTGTTTTTCTTTTGCCATTATTAAACAATTTGCCTTTTGTTAATATTAATTAGATAAGAAATAGCATTAAAATAATCTTTATCTATATTATTTAATTCTACTATCAATTTATCAAAACTATCTTTATCTGGACATTCAAACTTAATAATATTGTCATTTTGCTTAATAGCCTGACCCTCTTCTTTACCGGCATAAGTCATTAACCCTTCAATCTCTGCCATGTCAAAGCCGGTTAGCTCCAAATCATAATTAAAAGCGTCCAGTTCTTCAAAAACATCTTTCAATAACTCAAAATCCCATTCGGCATACTGAGCACTTTTATTGTCTGCAATCGCAAAGGCTGAAGCCTGTTCTTCGTCCATATCGACATAGATAACAGGTACTTCTTTTAATCCTGCTTTATTCGCCGCCTTTACTCTGGTATGCCCCGCCCTGATTGTATTATCTCTTGTACAAATTACCGGATTGATAAAGCCATGTGCTTCAATCAGCTTAACCAGCTTCTCCGCCGCCTTATCATTTTTTCTTGGATTTTTGCCCCAAGCTTTTAATTGTTTTATTGGGATATATTTTATTTCTGATTTCATAATTCTATTTTAATAAGTAAATCAAAAAAAAACAAGCAAAAAAAAACCGCCCCGAAGGACGGCTTAATCTCTACTTTTTACCCAACTCTAACAGTTTCTCCAAAAATCCCTTTTTACTGAGCCCTAACCTCTCCGCTGATTCTGCAAACTCTCTATAAAACTCCGGTGTCACAGTAAAGCTTAACCTCTCCATTCTAGCCATGTAACGCTTTGCCGGTGTTTCTTTTGTTGCTGTTTTTTTCATAAAACCCCCCTAATAAAATTTACTAAAATCGAACTCTTGCCACTGCTCCTGCTCCGGCTGTGGCTGAACTGGACAGCCAGACAACAAAGCTAATAAAATCAAAATCAATGCTCTTTTCATTCGTTACCTCCGTATAAATGTACTAAATAAGCTCTATACGCTTTGTAATGAGCCTCAATTTGTCTAAATTCGAAAGTACCTCTTTTGATTTCATATTCTTCAGAGCCAGAAAACCAAGCGTCCCATTCTGGGATAGATTTTTCTTTACAGCCTATTTTAATTTGAATATCGCTTAATGATATATTTTCTATAGTAGCTTTTTGGTTTTTTGAACAAAAGGTTAAATTTCTTTTTGAGAATATTGGTATAAAGGCATTTGTTAGTTTTGTATTCTGAAAGTTTGTTCTAATTAAATTCGTAGCCACTAAATTAGCCCCTCTAAAATTGGCTTCGTATAAAGTTGAATAGATTAATCTAGAGCTGTCAAAATTAGCTCCTGATAAATTGGCGTGAGATAAATCAGCTCCAACTAAATGAGAATAAAGTAAATCGGCATGAGATAAATTGGCGTGAGATAAATTAGCACTAACCAATCTTGAATTAACTAAACTGGTATTGCTTAAATTAGAACCATATAGATAGGCTTTATATAAATCAGCTTCACTTAAATCAATATGAGACAAATCAACCTCGCTTAAATAAGCGTTTTGAAGATTATCCTTTTTGCTCTCAACAAATTTAACAAAACTTTTAGCCTCCCCCTCATGAAGCAAATTGCCGTTAATGTGATAAATTCTATATGTTTCCATTCTTAACTCCTTTCAATACAAAAACCGGGTCGCCCCGGCTCTAACTATTTACCCTCTGCAATCAGCATTTCGCTTTTCTCCTGATAGAACTCTCCAAACCATGAATAACCTTCAATCTTTGGATACTTGTCCTTGTACCAGTTGTACCGCCGGTTCAAATCGGCAATACTCTCAGCAGTGCCAAACTTCTCGGCAACGGATATTTTTAACTTACTTAAATCCTCTTTTGGCTCGCTTGCTTTGTTGCCGTCATCATCAACGGCGGACAATGATAACAGCGACTGTAAAGCGTACCGCCTGGCATAACTCACAGCAGACCCGAAGGCCTGTGAATCATTTTGCTTACTTGCCTTAATCTCAACTTCGCTCCCCAAGTACTCTCCCGACACATGAATCAGAAGAGTCTGAACCCAGTCCTTGCCTTCTTTTGTAAATACCGGCTGAATAATACAGATATTATTTGCATTAAGTGCCGGTTGAGCCACTGCCAAAATCTCTGACAAATCAGCGTATTTGCTCTTAAAGAATGGATTATCCGACCCCTTAACCGGCTTGGACATGGACGCCTGTGCCTTAAGCAAATCAGGCATAATTTTTATAATGCTCTCACTCTTAATCATTGTTAGCTCCTTTTTCTAAAATAACCACCTGATAAACTTGCCAAGCAAAAAGCCCGAAAGCAATTGACATGACCGCAAAAGGGAACAATTGCCCCTCTGGCGTGCTCTGGTTCATCTCCCAGATACTCTTCAAAAATTCAAAAACTAGCTCCATAAAAAACTCCTTGCCGGGATTGCCCCGGCTAACAAAATTATTAATCTTTCATCAAAATATCAAACAATCTTTTTTTAGCGTCAACCTGAATCTGGAGAAACTTGATTTCAATCTCCCAATCGCTGATTTTAGTCTTGGTGTCTCTGAGATTGCCTGTTATCGACAAATAAACGGCATCTTCGCTTTTCAGCTTGTCCAAAGTGGCTTTTCTTTGCCCTTCATTTTTCAACTCTACATTGAAAACAATATCAAGCAACAAAGCATTTTCTCTTTGCTCAAGTAAGACTTCTTGATCTAAAGCAACGAATCTCATCTTAGCCAAGCTCTTTTTAATACCTGCTATATCCATCTCCAAAAGCTCAACATCTCTTGAAATCTCTCTTAATTCATTACTCATTTTTTTTAGCTCCTTTTTCTGATTAATAATTTGGTCTTAATGACATTTTAGAATCCCAGTACCTATCTGAGCACTTGGGGCAAAAACAAACGGTTAAGCCTGAAGTAAATCTGTAAACCACTTCGAAACTTTCTCCGGTAATCTCACAATCTGAACATTTCATAATAAAATCCTTTCTGGCTACTGCCATTGTCAATTACATATACTAGTATATAGTATATAACATTATATGTAAAGGGGTAAATAAAAAAAACCGGGAGTAAACCCGGCTTCAATTAACTTAGAGCATTTTAATTATAAGCCCTCTTTTCTTTTCTTTATTTGAGGGAATTTATAATCATGCAAATCATTAATCCATTTTTTCAAGCCTTCGGAACCGTCAGCGGTGAATGATTCAAACTCATTTAATAGATTCAATTCTTTTAACTCTTTTCGGATTAAATCCCAGATCTTAGTCTTATGCCATAAATACCTAATCCGCCAGTTGGAACCCTGATCGAAAGATTCTTTAACAAGTGGTTCGCCACCTTTAAAACTTGTTTCATAGGGCATTGTGTGAGTGCTAATCTTTGCCAGACCGCAGACCCTTAATAGATTGCCCATAACTTGAGCACTTAAATGCGGTATATGTAAATTACCAATAGCTCGAAGGGATAAGTAATCAGTATTAAAGAGCATAAAATTATAATTATCATTTTTAATCTTAGTTTCTACTATCTGTTTAAGCTCCTGAGTATCTTTTTTATTATCCTCAAGTTTTTCGCTTTGTTCTAAGTACCTTTCGTTTGAGATTATTCTTTGCTCTTCAATCGCTCGCTTATTAGCTTCAATTTGTTCATTCTGTATTTTTAGAGCCTGAGCTAGTTTTCTTTCTAATTGCGTTATCTGAGAACTTACCAAAAAGTTAATCAAAGATTGCTTGCCCTCAAAATCATCATGATTAAAATTATTAAAATCAATCGGCATTAAACTCATATTTTTAAACCTCCTGTAGAATAAATTCTTTTGTAATCTTAATAAAGTCCTGCATATTCTCAACTAATACTGAGATGTTTTTTCGCAGTGCTTTACGGCTCCCGTCTGTTAACGGCAAGTCCTCAATAAGCTTTAAATTACCAAAATGCTCCGAAGCCTGGTCAATTATTTTTTTAGCCCTAACATAACATTCATAATCATAATTATGTTCGGTCATTTTCTCCTGCATTTTCCGGAGCTCTTCTTTTCTTTCGTTAAGCTGTCTTTTCTTTAAGTCCAAGTCTTGTTCTAAGTTATGAGCCTTTTTAAACTCATCAAGTTTATAACTCAACTGCTGTTGCTGTTGTCTTAGATTGTAATTCTCTTTTTCTAGTGAATTAACTTTTTTGATATGCTCAGCTAGTTCTTTCTGGCTTGGCTGGCTCCCAGTTTCGGCAAACTTCTCATTAAACCATTTTTTAGCCTCGCCCTGTTTTTCTGGCGGTAAAGAGTTATATAAATCAGCCATTGAAACAAAGTGCTTAGAAACATTTAGTTCTTTTACTAATTCATCTCTTGGGCGTAGCTTTGGCTCATTATGAGCCAATCCACTTTCTAAAGTATATTGATTTACTCCCTGCCTAGACTGATATTTTTCTCTAAGTAACTCAACCATTTTAAACTTAGTGAAAACATTCACATCACGCCTTAAAACATTATCCCTGATTAAGTCCTTAAGCTCATCCTCTGGAGTGGTGTATGCTACTAGCAAACATGGTACCTGTGATAATCTTAATTGTTTCGCCGCTCTTAATCTCTGATTGCCCTTTATAACTTGCATAGTGTTTTTATTCACCGTTAGTGGTAAAGTTATCCCATTTTCGGCAATATCATTTACAAAGGTTTGCCAGAACTCCCCACCAATATCCTCAAAAAAATCTTTGTTTCTTGGGTGCTCGGATAATAAAGCGACATCTAACCATTTAATACTTGCTTCTAAGTTAATTGTATTCATTCTTAAGGTCTCCCAGTTTCTTTATATCTAGCCATATAAAGAGCTAACGCCCTTCTGATAATCTGTGTTTTACTTAAGCCGTAATCATTAATAACCTCCTGAATTTGTTTATTAACATCATCAGGTAAATTAACCGTAGTGGTTTTGGTTTTTTCAGACATAAATGCCTCCTTTAAATATAATCTATTATTATTTTACCATAAATTAAGTAAATAATAATTATTCTATTTACGATTAATAATATATAATATAGATATATTTTGACAAAAGGAGAACAAAAAATGACTAAAATCAATTTTACTTTCGTACCTTTCCCTGTATCTTTAGAGAAGTATTTTCTCGATTCAACCGACACTGAAAAATCGCTTATCTATTTTTTCTTAAAGGCGTTTCATTGGAACAATTTCGCCAAGTGCTCCGGTGAATTTGTAATTGGCGATATCGCTAAAGAGATTAATAAAAATAGAAATATAACCAGTAAGGCATTAAAAATTCTTGAGGACTCCGGTTTAATTGCCTGTGTACCTAACCCGACAAATAAAACAATCAAAATTGGCTTTAATAAGCGATATTTAAGAGAGCCAATCATAGGCTATGAGGACAATACAGAAAATCATATGCCACAAAATGTTGCACACTCTGAGGATATGCCACAAAATGTTGCACATAATGCAATAAAAAGTAGCACTATATGCAATAAAATGTTGCATGGTATGCCACAAAATGTTG